TGAACACAAGAAATCCATTAGACTCATTTAGAAGGTTTGATGCAACATTTAAAGCAGATCCAGAAAAAGTTTACTATATTCATGCAGACCTTGCACAAAAACACGACAAGTGTGCTGTTGCTATTGCACATGTTGACAAGTGGGTAAACATTCAAGTTATTAAAGATTATGAGCAAGTAGCCCCTATTGTTGTTGTTGATGCCGTTGCCTGGTGGGAGCCAAGAGCAGAAGGACCAGTCAATTTATCTGAAGTAAAACAGTGGATTATTAACTTGCGTAGAGAAGGTTTTAATATTGGCATGGTTTCTTTTGACCGTTGGCAATCTTTTGATATTCAAAATGAACTTCAGGCTGTTGGAATTAAAACAGAGACAGTCTCAGTTGCCAAAAAGCATTATGAAGATCTGGCCATGATGATTTATGAAGAGCGTGTTGCTATTCCAATGATTCCTTTACTGTTAGAAGAAATGTCAGAATTAAAAATAATGAAAGGTAATAGGGTTGATCACCCACGTAAAAAATCAAAAGACTTGGCTGATGCGGTTTGTGGGGCGGTATTTGGAGCAATATCCCATACACAAAAGACTAATAATACAGAGATAGAAATTCACACATGGAGTTCTTCTACAAAACTTGCAGAAAAACAGCAACGTATGGTAGAATTGGATAATCGGGAAATGCCTAACGATGTTAAGGATTTTCTAGATAAACTTAACTTAATATAAAATAACAAGGAGAATAATGAATTCATTTAAGAAAATTGCCCTAGGACTCGCTGCAGCCATGTCCTTTGGCGTCATGTCAGCACTTCCGACAAATGCTGCTGTCATTGCACCAACCTTGACAATTGATTCTGCTACAGATTCAATTATCGTAGGTGAGACTGCAACAGCAGTAGTTTCATTGTCATATATTTCAGAAACATCAGCAGATACAGCAACAGTTCTATCCGCTATGTTTACACAGCCATCTACGGCTAACAAATCTGCAACACTTACATTGCTTGAAACAAATACAGCAACAGTAGTAATTGCAGGAGACAGTTTAACTGCAAATGTTAACTCAACAATTAACACAGCAGGATATGTAACAGCAAAGTTTACAGTTACTTTGGCAGCGCCAACAGTTGCTGGAACATATGTTGCAACAATTCTTACAACACGTCCATCAAGTGGTCCTTCCGTGTCTTGGACAGTAACAGTAGGTGCAGGAGATACAACTCCTTCAGCATCAACAACAACTTCAATTCTTAATAGAGGAGAAGTTATTACTGCTACAACAGATGATTCAGTATTTGCGCCAAAGGTAGCATCATCAGATGCTGCAGCCGTAATTGTTCTTTCACAGAAGAATGCAGCAGGCAGAGCAACATCAGAATCACTTCTTGCTACAGTGACTGGAACAGGTCTTGTTGGTTATGGCACAAACGCTACAACAATTGGATCAGCAGGTCGTTCACTTGTAATCCCATCAGGAAATTACATTGGTGTATTTGCTGACGGTACAGCAGGAGTTGGAACAATCACTATTACAACACTTACAGGAACAGTTCTTGCAACAGAGACTGTAACATTCTATGGAGATATCGCTTCAATCGTAGCAACTCCAGTTAAGTCTGTTATTGCAGTTGGTTCAAACGCAACCACTGTAAAGGCAGTTGCTAAGGATGCATCAGGCGTGACCGTTGGTGCTGGAACACTTTATGCTTACTCAAGCGATATTGCAACAGTATCTGATTCAGGTACAGCGGTAGCAATTTCAAATGGTGAAGCAATATTTACAATTACTGGTGTTAAGGCTGGCGGTGCTGCAATTACAATTAAAAATGCAGCAGGAACAATTGTTTCTTCTCCAGTATCTACTCGTGTAGAATCAGCAGCAGCAACAGTTAAGTTGTCATTTGATAAGGATACATACCTTCCAGGTGAAGCAGCAACCATCAAGGTACAAGTTCTTGATGCAGCAGGTCTTCCAGTATCTGGAAAGACACATGCTAATCTATTTGCAACAGGTGGAATTTCTTCTACTTATTCATTTGGAAATGGTTCAGATGTTCTTACGGCAACATCAGTTACAACTGATACAGAAACAGTAAAGTCATATAAGGTATTTATGCCTTTGACAGAAAACACTGTAACAATTTCTGCAACAGGTGGAACATCATTGCCACTTGCTGGTCAGGTAGCAGTATCTGCAACAGCAAAGGTATCAAATTCTTCATCTAGCACAAATGCTACTCTTGCAACATTGGTTGCACAGATTACCGCAATGCAGGGAATCTTTGATAGTCTTAAAGCAGAACTTGCTGCTGAAAAGGCTAAAGCAATTGCTGATCGTGCTGCTTTTGTAAAACAGTACAACACACTTGCTACAAAGTGGAACAAGAAGAATCCAAAGGCAAAGGTTGCACTTCTAAAGAAGTAAACTAATCCAACAACTAAGGGAGTCATTAACTTGGCTCCCTTTTTTGTTTGCATAAAATGGTATAATTGCTAATATAGTTATACATAGGAGACCACCACTCAATTGACAAACCTTAAACGAAGACTAGTATTAGCCTTTGGGGTAGGGTTATGTTTCACAATTTTTGGAATTATGGCTCCAGATTATGCTGGGGCTTCAGATAATCAAGAGCAGGTTGTTGTAAGCCCTGCCCAACAGGCGGTTAATACAGCCCTTGCAACGGCTACTACAGAGGTTCAACAGGCTATTGCAGCCACAGATACCGCTACCGCTACCATTGCAGTAGCCGTAGTTGAAAAGGCTCAGGCTCAAGCAGCGGTAGACACAGTAACAGCCACCGTAGCAGTAGCACAGGACAAGGTATCACAAGTTCAAGTTGCCATAAATACAGTTAATGCAATTGATACATCTACCGCCCAAGTAAATCAGAGTTCTGAAATTATTATTGATGCAAAAACAAGTGTCACAAACGCAACAAACGCCATTAATGCTATTGATACTTCAACAGCACAGGTTCAAATATCTGAGGCTACCGCAGCAAAAACTGAAGCGGTAGCAGCACAAGCCACCGCACAAACCGAACTAACCCAAGCCAATATTGCAATTGATAATGCTCAAACAGCAGTTAATAATTTACAAGCAACTATAGGAACTAGTACAAATGTGCTTGCTGGAGTAGACGATGCTGGTGTTCAAATGAATCTTCCGTTTGGAATGCAAATGGGTGGCACCGTTTATAACAATGTTTACGTTGGATCTAATGCAACAATAACGTTTGGAACAAATGAGGGGCATGTATATTGGGATACTCCAGGGGCACCCTCTGTATCTATTGCTGGCTGGGACTGGACTACTTGGAGTACAGGAACAGGAATTACATACGCAACAACTGGTTCTAGTTTAGATATTGCATGGGACCTTCGTCCATTTCCACAACAAGATGCATCAACACAAATGGTTCAAATTAGATTTAATGCTGATGTTAATCCAAATAATGGTGCTTGGATGGCAGATGTAACTGCTGTAGGTCCAATACCAGATCAAGCAAGATTTAATTATAGAGAAACAACAAATGGAGCAATTACTACTATTGTAGATACAAATGTGGGATCAGGATTTGCTGGGCAAATAAGTCAAGGTCCTGCATTTACTCCAATTGTAGATACCAGTACAGCAACTGTACAGGCAGCAGTAGATGCAGCAAATGCTACTATTACACAATTAAATCAAAGTCTTACACCAGTAGTTGCTCAAAATACCACAAACACATCAGCAATAAATGCTATTAATACTACTTCATTAATTAATACATTAAATGCAGCGGTATCTAGTAAAACAAACTTACAAACACAATTAAATACAAATGCTCAAGAGTTAATTACAGCAATTAGCACTAATATTCCTACACCAGCCCCTATCATTACAATCCCAGCAGTTGGTACATTAATGTATGTTGAGGTAGATATGCCACAAGGGTATGAAGGAAATACTTGGTTTTATCAGGTAGTAACTGAAGATCCTGATGCAGAAAATCCATATGAAGGTGGCACTTATAATACAGACGGTGCTCCAGAATCTATAGAACTAACTGGTTTAACAGAAGGCGCTACCTATACTATTAGAGTCGCTAACTGGTCAGGACCTGTAAGTGAGTATACAGAGGTTGTTATTTCTATACCCGCACCAGAAGAAGAAATTATTGAGGCTCCGTCACAACCATCTTTTATTTATGCGCCTGAACAAACTTTACCAGATTTAACCACTCCAACTGAAGAGGAGAGTACAGAGATAGAAGAGACTCCTGCAGAAGAAACCCCTGTGGAAGAAACTCCTGCTGAAGAAGTGCCTTCCGAAGAAACTGAATCTCCTGAAACGGATACACCTGAATCTGATGAATCTTCATCCAGCGATGAACTAGAAAATATTCTTGAAGAAAATCAGGATTCTTTTGAAGAAATAGCACAAGATAATGATACCCTATCTGCAGAAGATTTACAAGATATAGTTAGTAATTTAGTTTCAGATAGTGGTTTAGATGCGTCTGAGGTTGCAGAAATTTTAGAAGCAATTGCTAATGGTGGAGAAGTATCTGAAGAAATTGCTGCAGAAGTTTCATCAACATTATCAGAAGGCGGACTAACAGAGGCAGAGGCAGAGTTTATTACAGAAATGTTATTAGCAGATGAAGAAATAACAACTGCAGAAGTTGTAAACTTATCAGAAGCATTAAACGAAGACGGCAAGTTTACTTTAGCAGAAAAAGATTTAGTTGCAGACGTATTGGTTACATCAGCAGAAGGTGCTCCAGTTGAAGCAGGAGCCATAGAAGCGGCGGGACTTGAATATCGTGACCTTCCACCATTAATACCAGTAGAGGTAAGAGAAGATGCTAACGGTAATCCTGTAGTTATTACTGCAGAAGTGGCGTCAGCATTGCTTGTATTAGAAAGTCCAGCAGCATTATTAGATGCGGTTGCTACTTGTTTTAATCCAGATAAAGCAATTGAAGGTTTGACAGAAGAGCAAAAATGTGAGTTAGGCAAAGCCTTACTTAGCATGGGTGCTGATATGTCTATACCAGAACGTGAAAAAGCAGAAGATATTGTGGTTGTAACAATTATTGCTGGTCAATTAATTGTTGCTACTGCACCTAGAAGAAGGAGATAAAATGAAAAAGTTAAAACAATGGGGTATGGCAGCCCTAAATGAAAACTTTACATTCCTGGGCTTCTTTGTAGCATGGGTGGTTTTAGAGGGTAGCGCAAAGACGGTAGTAGGGTATGTAACCCTAATATCAGTAGCCGTGTGGTTCGCAACCATAGGGATTCGTAAAGAAGACGAATAAGTTTGATATAATGGGAGTATGTCAAAACTACGCATACTCCTACTATCAAGCATCCTAGCATTAGGACTGTCTGGTTGTGGATATGATGGTCATTATAGATATCCATGCCAAGACCCAGTAAATTGGGAATCAGCAGAATGCAAACCACCAATTTGTACTGCTAACGGAGCATGTCCAGAAGATTTAACAGAACAACCAAAGGTGGAGGAAACACAAAATGGCTAAAGAAAGATTAACTCCTCAAGAGTTAGATGCAAGACTTAAGTTCATCCTAGGAATTACTTTAGGATCAATTTTATTTATAACTGCAACAGGAATTATGTATGCTCTTATATTTGTTACACAACCAATTACAGGACAATCAGAAAACGATAAAATGTTTTTTAATGTTCTTGGTAGCGTAGCAACATTTATTACAGGAACACTTGCTGGTCTTCTTATTGGATCATCTGGTGCTAAAGATGTTATGGCAGCACAGATTGCAAACAAAGAGGTTGATGCCAAAAATACAATGGCAGATAAAAAATTAGAGTCAGAAATTGATGAAGCAAAAGCACGTAGACTTTCTAAGCCAGATGGTGCAATGCCAGAAGAACAACCAGTTGATGCAGACTGGGACAAATAATGGCAGAACAAGGCACAGCAGCACGTTTAATTGAGGTTGCTACAGCAGAAATAGGAACTATTGAAGGTCCTAAAGATAATGAAACTAAATACGGCGCCTTTATGAAAGCAAACTTTCAACCATGGTGCGGTTCTTTTGTAAACTGGTGCGGTAATGAAGCAGGAGTAAAGATTCCTAATACTGTTTACACTCCAGGTGGAGCACAAGCATTTAAAAAAGCAGGATCATGGATTGATGGAGACTTAGCAGATCCAGAGCCAGGAGATATTGCATATTTTGATTTTCCATCTGACGGGGTAGATAGAATTAGCCACGTAGCAATTGTTGTTAAAGACAATGAGGATGGAACAGTGTGGTGTATTGAAGGTAATACATCTGGAGATCCTAAAGGTAGCCAACGCAATGGTGGAGAGGTTTGTAAAAAACTTCGTGCCTTTAAGAAAAATAAGAAAAATATTATGGTTTCTATTGTAGGGTTTGGTAGACCTAAGTTTGGCTCTGCCCCTGCGGGTACTGCTAAAAAGGCTTCTAGTAAACCTAAAACATGCTCATCATGCGGACAAGCCATCAAATAAAGGTGTTTGACTAAGCAATAATCATTTGCTATACTTAAAGGATATACTCTGAGGGGATTCCTATATGACAGTCTTGGCTGTAGTTCGTCATGAAGGTAAGATATATATGGCTGGTGATCGTGGGGCTTCCGACGATAACACTATCCTTCCATTAACCTCTCCAAAAGTTTGGAAACTTGGACCATATTTACTTGGATATGCTGGAGCATTAGACGGTG